AGAAGTTGAAACACCAGAACAGATAGATGCAAAAGAGTTAGTTAATGTTATTCAGCAAGGATATCTCGTAGGCAGAGATCCTGAGCATAAACAAAAAAAGACTTTTGGTCCTTCTACAATTGCATACGGCCATGGCGAATGTCCAAGATATTGGTATCTTGCTTTTGAGGGTGCAGTCTTTGAAGATAATTCAGATGCTTATGCGGTAGCAAACATGACTAATGGTACTCTTTCTCATAGTCGAATTGAGGCAGCGTTTAAAAACTCTGGTATTTCAATTAACTCTGAATTTAAATTGTTCCATGATGATCCACCAATTTTTGGGTATGTGGATAACTTTATTCAGTGGAAGGGCGATGAAATTGTTGTTGAGGTTAAGACAACAAACAACGAGGTATTTGAATACCGTAAGCGCACAAACAAACCAAAAATGGGACACGTAGTTCAGTTGCTTATTTATATGAAGATCCTTAAAAAATCTAAGGGTATTCTAGTTTATGAAAATAAAAACAATCACGAACTATTGATTATTCCAGTAGAAGTAAGCGATCACTATAGAGCCTGGATTGATATGGCTTTCCAGTGGATGCGTGATGTTCGTAAGGCATGGGAAGATAAAACCCTTCCTACAAAAAACTATAGATCTAATTCAAAAATATGCAAGAACTGTCCTATTAAGAAGGCTTGCGGAGAAGCAGGGGTGGGCGTATTAAAGATAGCATCCCTGGAGGAACTGAGTGAAGTTATGTAGCATCTGTCACTCATCTTTTAAGGCTGCAGTGAGTTATCAAATTTACTGCAGCAAGGTTTGCAGAGACCTTGCAACTAAAGAAAAAATTGCAGAAAGATATGCAGTCACAAAAAGACAAAAAAGAAAAAACAAAGTACGTCTTTGTCTTGGAGGTTGTGGTCAAGACCTATCTATCTATAATGATTCTGGATTCTGTGCTAACTGTAATGTTAGTGAAAAGGCAGTTGCAAAAATGTTAAAAGAGTTGAAAGGTTATATAGACTATGAGCAAGAATAAGTGGGGATTAGAAACGATGCCAAAAACTATTTGCGCTATTGACGCTAGTACTAATAGTCTTGCTTTTGCTTTGTTTGATACCCAACAAAAAACTTTGGAAAGTATTGGTAAGATTTATTTTGAAGGAAGTAACATTTACGAAAAAGTTATGGATGCTGGCAAAAAAGTAAAAGCCTTTTTTGATATTTATGGTGGCTTTGAAGCAATAGTTATTGAGCATACAGTGTTTATGAATAGCCCCAAGACTGCTGCTGACCTTGCATTAGTTCAAGGTGCAATTCTTGGATCAGCAGGACAATCTGGAACTAAAACGATTGGTAGAGTTTCTCCAATTACTTGGCAAATTTTTATGGGTAATGGGAAAATATCTAAAGAAGAACAACTACTAATACGATCTCAAAATCCTGGAAAGTCTGATTCATACTACAAGGCTCACGAAAGAATGCTTCGTAAAGAAAGAACAATTAACTTTATTAATATTAATTATGATAGAACAATTACAGATAACGATGTTGCTGATGCCTGTGGTATAGGTCATTGGGCGATAAAAAACTGGGAGAAAGCAATAGGAGATAACAAATAATGCCAGAGTTAAATGCAAACATACCACCAATTGAATGCTATGTGCGTGGTAACTTTTTAAGAGACCAAGAGGATAGCCATGATCAATATTTTCCATGTGTTATTTTTGGTGTTTCAAGTATTAAAAGTAGAAGCCCCTTGTTTCATTTCTTAATGGAGGATGGTGGTATCTGGTGGAGAATGCCAATTAATGCTTTTTGCACTAAGCCAGGAATTCCAGAAGAACCAATTCACAACCTTGTTTTGTGGAATTCTTTTAGTCCATATGTTTCAGTAACAAAGTTTGAAAACCTAAGCAATATGAGAATGTCTTATATTGATAGAACTAAGACTAGTGTTCCTGGAACATATTTGTTTACCCTGGATTGGCACAACCCAGAAACAAACATATTAGATGACGGATATTCAGAAAATCCAGGTCAGCACAAGTGTGGTCACGTTATTCAAAGAGACGATGGCAATTTTGCAATTCAGCCAAATAATCGGGTAAGGCTAAAGGAGCCTTCATTTGTTACTAAGAAAGATCTAGTTATACAAAGACTCATTAATACAAATAAGTGGGATGTTGAAAGTTATGATAAGTGGATCCTTGAGGACTCCAATGCTTATGACTATCAAGTTATTGACACAGAGGTTGACAAATAACAATATGACTGCTAAACTGTATACATCTGAAATTTTTATGCGTAAGCGTTATCTTATGGATAAGAAGACCCCAGAAGAAATTGCAAAGGAGTGCGGAGCCAGTGTTGAGACTATCTACGTATACCTTGCTAAATTTGGATTAAGGAAGTCTAAAAGATGAATAAGATAAAGAAGATTATTTTTATAATGTCGTTGGCTGCAGCCGCTGGTATTACTTATACCATAGTTGCATTAAAAAACATTCCAGAAAGTTTTGATTGGGAAGACGATGAGTAATGATCTTAACATTACTGTTGATCAGGTAAATCACCCTGCACATTACACAACAGATCCATCTGGAATTGAATGTATTCAGATTACTAGGCATAGGAATTTTAATATTGGGAATGCCTTTAAGTACTTGTGGAGAGCAGGAATTAAAGATGAAGCAAAAACAATTCAAGATTTAGAAAAGGCCATCTTTTATATTAAAGATGAAATAAATAGACTAGAGGGAAAGTATGTCAACTGAGACAGAACTTATTCAACATCTTGATGAAGTAAATCAAGTAGTTACAGAATACCTAAAGGGTAATGATCCAACAGTTATTTCTAAAGAGTTAGACATTCCACGTACTCGTGTTGTGTCTTTAATTAATGAGTGGAAGGTTATGGCATCTGCAAATGATGCTATTCGTGCCCGTGCTAAAGAAGCCTTAGTTGGTGCAGACACACACTATACAAAGTTAATTACAAAAGCATATGAGGTTATTGATGAGGCAAGCCTATCAACAAACCTTGGTGCTAAAACTGCTGGAATTAAGTTAGTTTTAGACATTGAATCAAGAAGAATTGATATGCTACAAAAGGCTGGTCTTCTTGAGAACAAAGAACTAGCAGAAGAAATGATTGAAATTGAAAGACGACAAGAAGTTCTTGTTGGAATCTTAAGAGACATTGCCTCAGAGCATCCAGAAGTACGTGACATTATAATGAAGAGACTTTCTGTTATTGCAAAAGAAGGAGAAGTGATTACTGTTGTCCACGATGTTCAATGATTTTCTTGAAGTATTAAAAGAGAATCACTTTGTTGAAACCCCAGTTGACGTAAAGACATTTGTCCAGTCACCTGACTATCTTGGTCAACCACTTTTATCTGACATTCAATACGAAATAGTAGAGGCAATGAGCCAGATATATCGCAAAGAAGATTTAATTGATATTATGGGCGATGTCGAAGGCTCAAGGCATTTTGCTAAGTATACAAAAAATGAATTAATCCTTCAACTTGGCAAGGGTAGCGGTAAAGACTTTATATCAACAGTAGCCTGTGCATATGTAGTATATAAACTATTATGCCTTAAAGACCCTGCAATTTATTATGGTAAGCCTGCTGGAGATGCTATTGATATTATTAACGTTGCTGTTAACGCACAACAAGCAAAGAACGTTTTCTTTAAAGGTTTTAAAACAAAGATTGAAAAGTCCCCTTGGTTTGCTGGAAAGTATAATGCTAAGGCTGACTCAGTTGAGTTTGATAAAGCAATTACCGTTTACTCTGGACACTCAGAAAGAGAATCTCATGAAGGTTTGAACTTGCTGATGGCAGTCCTTGATGAAATTTCTGGCTTTGTAAGTGAAGTTGCATCTGGCAATGAGCAGGGTAAAACTGCTGACAATATTTATAAGGCATTTCGTGGATCAGTAGACTCTCGTTTCCCAGACCTTGGAAAAGTTGTTTTGCTTTCCTTCCCTAGATATCAGGGTGACTTTATTTCACAAAGGTATGAATCAGTTATTGCAGATAAAGAAACAATTGAACGAACACATACATTTATAATGAACGAAGACTTGCCCCACACTGACCCAGGAAATCAATTTCAAATTTCGTGGGAGGAAGATAATATTCTTCAATACAAAATTCCAAGGGTATACGCATTTAAAAGACCTACATGGGAAGTAAACCCAACTCGTAAGATAGAAGACTTTAAACTAGCATTCTATACTGACCTTGGCGATGCAATGATGCGTTTTGCCTGTATGCCAACATACTCATCTGATGCTTTCTTTAAGCAAATTGACAAGGTTGAGAAGTGCATGAACACTAGAAACCCAGTAGATTCATTTAGAAGGTTTGACGAAACATTTGTACCAGATCCAGAAAAAACATACTACATCCATGCTGACCTTGCACAAAAGCACGATAAGTGTGCGGTAGCCATTGCTCACGTAGATAAATGGGTAAATATTCAGGTAATTAAAGACTACGAGCAAGTCGCACCAATTGTAGTAGTAGATGCAGTAGCATGGTGGGAACCAAGAGCAGAGGGACCAGTTAATCTATCTGAAGTTAAACAGTGGATTATGAACTTGCGTAGACAAGGTTTTAATATTGGAATGGTTTCCTTTGACCGTTGGCAGTCATTTGATATTCAAAATGAGTTGCAGGCTGTTGGAATTAGAACTGAAACTGTCTCTGTTGCCAAGAAACACTACGAAGATCTTGCTATGATGATTTATGAAGAGCGTGTTTCTATTCCAAGAATACCTATCCTATTAGAAGAAATGTCAGAACTTAAAATTATGAAGGGTAATCGTGTTGATCACCCCCGTAAAAAATCTAAGGACTTGGCAGATGCAGTAACTGGTGCGGTATTTGGAGCAATATCACATACACCAAAGAATAATAATACAGAAATAGAAGTCCATACCTGGTCTACTTCAGCACGACTTGCAGAGAAAGACAGGGGTATGGTAGAATTAGATAATCGGAAGATGCCTGACGATGTTAGGGATTTTTTGGATGGTCTTAATTTAATTTAACATTCTGGTCAAAGTATCAGATAAAACTAACAAGGAGAAAGAATGAATTCATTTAAAAAGATTAGTCTAGTCATGGCTGCAGCCTTGGCTGGTACAGTTCTTGGTACGGCAACTGCACAAGCAGTTCCTACTATTGCGGTAACTGTAAACGCTGTTGCAGATACAGACGCAAACACACTTGCAGGTGCAGCAGTAGTAACTGTTCCATCTGATAACAAGGTAGAGGCTGCAGATGCAGTAAGGTTTGCTCTAACAGGTGTTGATACAGGTACAGTAGTAACTGCAACAACATCAGGAGCATTTATTGTTCCAGCACTTCACACAACAACTGCACCAGTAACTTCTGCTTCAGGATCAACATCTTATACAGTTAATACTGGAACAGGCACAACAGCAGAATTTTATGTTTACACAAAGTCAACTGCTACAGGCACTGTAACAATTACTAATGGTGGAAACACATATGTTTATTACGTAAAGGGTACAGCAGGTCCTGCTTATAACCTTTCTACAACAGTTGCAGATTCTGCAAATACTTCAAGTGTTGTTGAATATTCAACAAAGTTAACAGATGTATTTGGAAATGTACCAGCAGGAACTACACCAGTAGTTACTATTATTGGTGCAACAATTTCTGTATCATCTGGATCTTCGGATGCCTCTGGCATTTCTAAGGTATCTGTAACCTATCCAGCAACAACAGGAAATGCAGCAATTAACTTTGCAATTACAGCAACGGATGTTGATGGCTTTCCAGCAGCAGTTAAGTCTGTTACAAAGTTTGTTGCAGTTTCTGATCTTGCTACAACTAACGCATCACTTACTGCACAATTAGCAGCCTCAGTTGCTGCTCGTGCAGCAGATGCAACAGCAGCAGCAACAGCAGCAGCAGCAGCAAAAGCATTAGCAGATGCAGCACTTGCAACAGCAAATGCAGCACTGGCTAAGGCAACTGCAGACGCAGCCCTTGCAAAGGCAGCAGCAGACAAGGCACTTGCCGATGCAAAAGCAGCAGCAGATTCAGCAACAGTTACCGCTAAGGTAGCATCTGATCTAGCAACAGCAACTGCAGCAGCAAAGTACAAGGCGGAATACAACGCACTTGCAACTAAGTGGAACAAGAAGAATCCAAAGGCTAAGGTTACTCTAAAGAAGTAACTTAACTTAATAAGTTAGAGGGTTGGCTAAATGCCAGCCCTCTTTCTTTTTGTATAAAAATGGTATAATAAACTTATTAGTCATATCCCACCACTAGGGCTATATAAGGAGAAAAAATTAAAAATATACTAATCAAATCAGGGTTAGTGGGGTTATTTTTAACATTATGGATGATCTTTTCTCCAGTAAATTTTTCACATGCCGAAGATGTACCGCCCCCAGCAGAGCAGGTTGTAGTTAGTCCAGCACAAGTAGCAGTAAATACAGCATTAGCAACAGCGGTGGCTGAAGTTACACAGGCAGCACAAGCCTCAGACACAGCAACAGTAACTATTGCAATTGCAGTACAGGCGGTAACAACATCCAATACAGCCGTAGCAGCAGCAACTACTGCGGTCACAGAAGCCGCCACTGCCGTAGCAGAAGTATCAAATGTCTCCACAGTTGTAGCAACAGCAGAAACAGTGACTAATGATGTCACAACTGCGGTAACTGCGGTAACGACAGCAATTGCAGCAATACCCGTAACAGCAACAACAGAAACTCCAGAGGTTGCTGTAGCACAAACTATTGTAACGGCAGCAACCCCAGTTGTTGAGGCTACAACTGCAACGGTATTAGCAACAGCAACTCCATTAATGACAGAAACTCCAACCACTATTACTCAAGTAGCAGCAGCAATTGCAACAGAAGTTGCACAATCTGCAACAGCATCTACAGCAGTTCAAGCAGCACAGACAGCAGTAACTGAAGCAACCGCAACTGTAGCAACTGCAACAACGGCGGTAGCAGAAGTAGCGACTGCAACCACAGAAGCACAAACACAATTAACTCAGGCAAATGTTGCTATTAATAATGCTCAAGATGCAGTAAATGCTTTGGTAGCCACAATTGGTACAACGTCAAATGTTTTAGCAAATACAGATGATGCTGGTGTTCGTATGAATCTTCCATTTAATTTACAAATGGGTGGAGTCACATATAACAATGTTTATGTTGGATCAAATGCAACAATTACGTTTGGAGTAAATGAAGGTGGAACTTATCACACTACACCAAACGCCCCTTCTATTTCTATTGCGGGGTATGATTGGACTACCTGGAGTAATGGGTCTGGGATTACTTATTCAACAACAACTAATACTCTATCTATTGCCTGGGATCTACGTGTATATCCACTTACAACAGCAGAAACACAAATGACACAGGTTCGCTTTAATGCAGATGTAAATCCAGCAGACGGTGCTTGGTCAGCAGATGTAAGTGTTACAGGACCTATTCCTAATGGTGCAAGATTTAATGTGCGAGAAACAACAGGCGGAACTTTAACTCCAATTGTTGATACAAATACTGGCCCTGGATTTAATGGAACTATTAGTCAAGGTGCAACATTTACACCAATTCCAGATCCAGATATTGCAGTAGTACAATCAGCAATTGATACAGCAAACGCACAAATTGCTACATTAAACTCAGCAATTACAACGGTTGTTGCAACTAATACAGCAAATACAAATATAGTTATTGCACCTATTGCGACTGTTTCACAAAATACTGTAACTGCATTAGAGACAGCAACTACAACATTAACTACAAAAATAGCAGATATTGCAGTTGTTTCAACAGCAGTGGAAGCAGTATTGGCAGCACCAACGGTTGTTGCTGCAGCACAAGCAGTAATTAATGCAATTCCTGCACCAGCACCTGCTCCTGCACCCACTCCACCCGCTTTGGTTGAGCCTCCTGCACCTCCTGTACCTGTTGAGCCTCCTGCACCTCCTGTACCTGTTGAGCCTCCTGCACCTCCTGTACCTGTTGAGCCTCCTGCACCTCCTGTACCTGTTGAGCCTCCTGCACCTCCTGTACCTGTTGAGCCTCCTGTAGAAGGACCTCCTATAGAAGAACCTCCTGTAGAAGGACCTCCTATAGAAGAACCTCCTGTAGAAGGACCTCCTATAGAAGAACCTCCTGTAGAAGGACCTCCTATAGAAGAACCTCCTGTAGAAGGACCTCCTATAGAAGAACCTCCTGTAGAAGGACCTCCTATAGAAGAACCTCCTG